CTAGATAGTAAAACGTCTAGATTGTGGATGGGGTCCCCTGAAGGCAGGGGATTTGCGTTTAGTTATGAACGTGTGTAATATGTACAGTATGAAAGAAGAAGCGCAAACCGGCTTCTTTCATATTTTGCTACAACCAAGAGAATAATCCATTTGAAGTATAGCGCTCGCAGCGACGCACGCGACTGCTGTGCCAAATGAACCATCCCCGTAATCGTGCAACAACTCATCAAAGTCGTATCGAGTTGATAGATGTGAATATCTGCGGAAACTCTCTTCTAAAGACACAGTAAACGGTTCAACATTATCACAAATCTTGTATTGTAACAAGGGTTGTAACTTATGTTGGATCCATTTTTGGTCACGTAAAGAAGGAGAGGTGCCGACGACAGATAAACGCATACGATCTATCAATGGGAACGAAACATTGGAGTATATCCCTGTCAACAAAGACTGTTGAAAGAGACGGGCTCGCTCTTGAATGTCACCTCTACCCGGTAAGTCACGATGACAAATACCGGATGAGCGAAGTAAGACACCAAGATTGAGTAACGGTTGAAGATGACCGTTAACATCATACACGGGTGAATGCTTGAGAAACTGAATATGTGAATACTCACTAGCTACCTGACATGTAACAATATAGCCAACATCTAGTGCAGCCGCCAATATGACTGACACAACGTCATCATAACAATGACAATTAGTGAAATCAGCCTGTGACAGCGACAACGAAATTAGTTGATTGGCCAAGTTGTTAATACGAGTGGTTAGTGTACTGCCTGAATACAAATGCGGTTTTCCGTCTTTAGAATATAACAAAACAGTATTTTTAGGATTGGCAACAGAACGTATTTTAATGGGTAACTTTAATTGATCGATTAACCGTTGCATGTCACCTGACGCAACATGTGGGGTTATATCTTTCAAAGCTTGAAACAAAGACGGGGTATGTGAAGCATCGCAAGAGGAAATATCGACATTGAAACGATACACAACATTATTAACACGAATGCTAAAACAAGAATCATCAGAGAAGTAACAAAAATAACCACGCAAAGGCGGGTTAATTAACTTCTCAAATACTTGTCTTAGGACCAATTGATTTGGTGCTTTAATAAATTGTGATTCAATGCCGTTAGTAACGGTAGGCTCATTCGCCTCCGCAACCTTCATGAAATCTGTCACACGAAAACCCTGCAATGACGCGCCGACACCTAAGTCGCCGATCATTCGGGCGTATTTGTTTGGACGAGCCCACTCGTCCTTCTTAAGCTTATAAAGTACATGTCGGACCCACAATGGTGAGAAAAGCATTTTACTATCTAGAAGCTCCTTATAAGCTTCAATTCGAATGCGTTTCTTAATATGTGGATCGTCATAATGTAAATGACATTCTTCTTCCATTCCTAAATAATACACAAAATAACTACTGTACAAAGAATTTAATCTCAACAAAAAATCTTTATTCTTTTCGATGAAAGAAACCTGGCGGGATTTCAAATCGGCGTCGAAAACCTGATACCTGACTCGTTCTGGGAGGTCAGGAAGATAATAATCAGGAGGTTGGCGTAGTCCGGACATTCTTCTGAACGCATATTTAACATTAATGTCGTTATTAGCAAAAATAACACCATTATGATCAACATACGACCAAAAGACTGTCCTGTACGTTGAGTCCGTCGCAGAAGCGGACTCAGGTACAGATGGGAAACAAATTTCTCCCCCAACAAAGAACTCACTCTTAGAAGTAAATTCCCCATTAAAGTAAAAAGGTTTACTTTCACTCCATGTGCTTGGATCGCACGTGGATGTCCCAATTAAGACTGCGCCCCTCTGCTCGGGCACATATTTTTGGCAGAGGGGGCCCCGTTTAAAGGCCGCAAAGACAAATCAACCCTTGATTGTCTAAAATATTTATGTACGTCGCGAACCGCCATCAGCTGAACGTAATAATCCACGGTGTTTTCAAAATACGCATCACCTAAATCTCTCCATTGTTGCCAATCATTACTTTCCTGACAGACAGACATAATCTGACCCCGAGTGAAAGCGCGATGCTTCCCATCGGTGCCAAACACCTCTCTGCTTTG